GATATTCGCTGATGCTATGGGTGTATCCACTTCCGAATTAGATGATATGCTGAAAAAAGGGCAGGTAGTAGCAGGTGATGTATTGCCAAAGGTAGCCGAAGAGCTTAAAAAAGTCTATGGGCTTGATGCTGTTGATAGAATAGACACACTCGCTGGCGCACAGAACAGACTTAAAAACCAATGGACGGAGTTTTTGGATACCCTTGCTACTAATAAGGATTTTATCAATGCTATTTCTGATGTTTTGGAAATTGCCAAAGGTCTATTGGAAGAGTTTCTTGATTTAGCCATTACAGGAGGAACAGATGGCGTGAGTATAATGGGCGAACTGAAAGATGTCTTTGAAGCCGTAGGAGATGTTCTTAATGCGCTGACAGGACACCTATTTGACAATGGCAAAGGCTGGGATTTGGTTAATCTCGTGGTTAATCAGGTTAAAACCAATCTCGTGGCTATTAGCACTGTTATCAAACTTGTTATCAAGGGTATAGAGTATTTTGTGAAGTCTATCAAAGACGCCATTCTCGGAACAGAGGATGCTATCAAGATGCTGGGAGATTTTGGCTCTATCATTGACAGCACGAAAGAGAAACTATCAAGTCTAAACAAAGAAAACGCTGCAATCCTTTCAGGCGATGAAAAAGCACTACAAAACCTTAAAAACCAAAAGGAATTAGAAAATAAACTTATTGAAGCAAGGAAAAAGGGGCAGAAATATTTTGTTCATAATAACTTTTGGAGAGAAACGGCTGCAAACGGAAAATTCACAGGCAAAAGAGCCAACGAATACACTTATGTAGATGGCGAACTCGTGCCAAGAAGCAGTGTAAAAGTGGTAGCACCACCAAAGGCAGGAGATGATAAAGCAAAGAAAAAGAAGAAAACAGCCAAAGGCAGGGTAAAGAAAGAAAAAACACAGGAGCAGTTAGACAAAGAGGCTTTTGATAAGGCTCGTAAAGACTTGGATTTTGAGCATAACAAACTATTAGAGGAATACCGAAGACAGAGAGTGCAGGCTCAAAACGAACTTACAGGCTATGACCTTTTGGTAAAAGAAATAGAAATAGACAGCCTCGTAATCAAAGAAAAGGATACATACTACACCAAACTACTTGACCTCGCTAAAAAATACAAGCAGGAGCAAAAGGAAATAGAGTCGCAGAAATCCAAAGACCTATTCGATGAAAACGAAAGTCAGCAGGATAAGATGAGGCAACTCAATCAAGCCTTATTAGAGAAAAACCAAAAGGAAATAGAGTATATCAAACTTCTTGGTCAAGAAACTGCCGAATATAAGAAGCAGATGATAATGGCTGACAAGAATATATCCTACAAGGATAAGCAATACTTCTTGGAGTTATTAGAATACGACACCACCATAGCAGTCAATAAGAGAGAGAAAGAAAAACTACAACTTCTAAAAGAGCAGTTGGAAGCAAAAAGGGCGCTTCTACAAGAGCAAGGCAAAGACCTTAATGAAGATGAAAAAGTCCAACTCGCACAGACAGACTTGCAGATAACACAGCTGGACACTTCCATAATGGAAAACGAGAAGAACAAAGCCAATAAGATGTTCTTGCGTATCGTGGAGGGATTGGAACCACTGAAAAACTTGGTAGAGCAGAATTTAGCGGATTTAGGATTAGATACCGTAAGTAAGCAGTTTTCTGACCTATACAGCAAGATTTTACAGCAAGGTAAGGACTTCTCTATGTCTTTCGCTGACTATATGAACATGGCCACAGCGCTAATCAGCGATTTTGCAGGGAAAGCAATATCATCAGGCAAGGAGCGAACTATTGCTGAACTTGATGAGGAACTGGAACGCTCGAAGATGATAACGGATACAGAACTTGGCTTCATTGATAAAAGACTTGATGCGCTTAATGGTCTTTCTGAACTTACCGAGGAGCAAATCGCAGAGCGTAACGCCTTGGAAGATGAAGCAATGGTAATCAAGGAGCAACAAGCGCAGAAAGAAAAGATGATACAGGCACAAAAGGCAAGGGCTGAACAAAGGGCGCAAGCACAACAGGCACTAATGAACGGAGCGTTAGGAGCAACGCAGTCTATCGCTCAACTCGGTGTTCCTTTTGGTCTCGTTCCTGCTGGAATTGCACTTGCTTTCGGTGCGCTACAAGCAGGGCTTATTATGAGTAAAAACCCAGTGCCACAATATTTTGTCGGAACGAAAAACGCACCACAAGGCTGGGCGTGGACAGATGAGCGAGGAGCCGAAATCCATACCGATAAGCACGGAAACATTAAGGACTTGGGAAGTGACAAAGGTGCAAGGCTGAAATTCTTGGAACAGGGCGACCGAATTTATACAGCGTCAGAAACTCGCAAGATATTAGAGAATATCAAAACACCTGTACTGGATGATGTTCTACTATCTAACGGCATTGTTAAGAATATCCAAGTGCCGATGAACATCAACACGCCAGCAATAGACTACGATAAATTAGCCTCTAAAATAGGCGAACAGCAAGACCGAGTGATGAGGAAGTATGATAAGACCAGCGTATTTGAGTTAAATGGCTACATATACACCCAAAAAGGCGGACAAATACCAGTGGCAGTAAGTAGAGCAAAGAAAAACAAAAACATCGTTAAAATAAAGGGAAATGAAAGGGATTAAGAATATACAATACCAAAGTGGAGTAGGGCAGGTTTTCCGATTGGAAGTGCTGACAGGGAAATACGAGGGTATCCACGAGATACAAGAACCTGACGGCTTTGATGCTTTAGATATCAGCATCGATGTAAACGAGGAATATTACAACATTGATAACTTTATCCTTGGCGAAACTTCCAAGATAAAGATATTAGAATACAACGACAAACGCACCTTTGACATCATCAAGGGTGTGTATGATGAACAGGGAGGAGATGGACAGATTATATTCAGGTGGTATGTTGTCCATAACGGCGTAGAGAAAGACATCTTGGGCGAGGGTTTTGAAATTAACCTTAATAAATATCAGTTAAACTACGAAAACAGCCAGCGAGTGATAGAGTGCGAAATCAAGAAGAGAGAAGCACAGAATAAATTCTACACTCGTGAGGATACCACGATAAACCTTTTTGCCAAAAAGAATTTGGATGAAAACCCAATACAGCCGATAGAAAGCCGTGAAATTGTCTTAAAAGCCGAAGAGGAAAAGGTACAGACAATATGGTGGATGGAGGGAGGGATAGACCCAAACCGAAACTGGTTTAATTATTTAGGACCAAGAGTGGTAGATGTTAGTATACGCCCAGTAGATGAAGGAAAACCTGTATATAAAACAGCCAGAAGACCCTTTCCGTTGTTTAATATCAAAGCAGACACGAGGCAAATAGGACAAAACTTTGATAAATATGGAGGGTATTTTATAGCACGGGGAAGAGATGAAACAGATATTGGTATAGATTATTATCAAGATGGTTATAAAACAACTATTATTGATTTTCAAAGCGTGCCTTTTTCCTCAAGAAATGAACAATGGCCGCTGCTCAACACCGAATTAAGCCACACCAATGTAACCTTGTCTATTTCAAACATCAACTTCAAAGGGCGTAAGATATTGAAGTTTAACCCTTGGTATATAAATGAAATAGAAAAAGCCAAGCCTTTAAACTTCCACATGGTAGCAGAAATAGAATACGGAGGAGGTGGAATAAACCAAAGGCACACGCTACACCTTGCATCATCCGAGCCTTTGGAAGGGACAGACTTTGGGCATATACAATTCAATAACAAACAATTTGACCTTGGCGATATTCCAGCAGGAAGTAAAGTGTGGATATATCTGCACTTCCCAGAGGGTATAGAACAGAGTCAATTCTACTTCGGAAGAACAGACAGCGCCATTACCATATCTTCCAGCATCGACAAACTCGGCAGGAAGTCCAAGGTGGTAAGCCTTTTTGATGCCATAGACAAAGTGGCAGAGAATTATTCCGATGGAAAGATAAGACTGGTTTCCAATATCCTCTCGGAGGGAGGGAAATACGCCAATCAATATGTAGCCACAGGGTCTTTCCTGCGTGGCGTGGCGAATATCTTTTTAGGAGAGAAGAAAATAAACACCTCGTTCAAATCGCTGTTCTACGAGGGAGCGGCACCACTATTAGCCCTTGGATTTGATGTTATAGAAAATAAACTTATCGTGGAGGATATAGACTACTTCTTCAAAGATGTTCAGGCGTACGACCTTACAAGTAAGGACTTTGTTCAAGAAAACCTAACCATAGAGAACGACAAGGATATAAGTTACAACAATCTGATATTCGGCACAAAGAAATATTCCACCAAGAAGAAAGGGGATATCTTCAACTTCAACACCAAAATGGAGTGTTCCACGCCGATAAAGTCGGTTAAAAAGAAACTTGACAAGACAACTGGCTTTATCATTGATGAGTATAAAATCCAAGACCTTTTGGATGATACCAACGACAACACCAACGACAATGATGATGACTTGGTACTGATAGACACCATTACAGGTAGTTATGTAGATTCAGGTTCTTATCCTGATGTTATACACTCGGATTCAGGAGGAGTGCTGACCCTTACAGCCTCAAAGTCGCCTTGGGATACCCTACCTTTCAAAGTAGGGGATAAAATCAAAATCGTAGAGGGGCTGAATGTTGGGGAATATACTATCCTCGCTATTAAGTCCCACACGCTGACTCTTGACAAACGAGCAGGAATAGAACAGGGGACTATCCTTACCAAGATAGAACACACGCTGACCGATGTAGTTAAGAATAGAAATGCTACGGCAACAGATGGCTTTATTTCAGCAGAGGGAGTAAAGAATAAAAGAACTGCCGTAAATCTTTACCACAATCCTAAATACCAGATGAAAAGGTGGTTTCCTCTCTTCGGTGGTGGATTGTCCAAGAAGCTTAACGGAGAGAATATCATTGTAACGAATTACAAGAACAACGGCAAAATAGAGGTAGAGCCTGATACGGATAAAATCCCACACCTGCCGAGTGAGGTAGATGTTTTAAATGAAAATATCAACCTTGAAAGGTTAAGGAGGTCCAGCCGTGTGCTGTTCGGAACGGAAAACATAGAGGTAACGCTCACAAATGTATCTTTTGAGGAGTTTTACAATCTTTACAATCGCTGGCGAATAGGCGAAGATATCTACACTGGCGAGAAGATACCAAGCAGAGGGTATATAGATGTTTATATTGGTGGCGAAACTTACAGCATCTATCCTTTTGGAACGGAAGCACTGCAATATGATAAAGGCGCCAATGAATTAACCATAAAAGGTAAAATCAAAAACTCTAAATGGGGAAGAAAAATCTTTGACAAGACTTTTGATGACACCTTTGAATAACAAAAAGCCCTGCCACAATCGGCAGGGTTCATTGTGTAAATAAGTCGTCAAACAATAACTACACAACATTTAATAATTCTTTTCCTATATCTTTTATTCCGTTTACAATTCTTTCTCTTTGTTTTGGTCTTGGGTTTCTATGTCCTGACATGTAGTGACCTAATTGTTTTTGGTTAATTCCTGTTACCCTTGAAAGCGCTGCACGAGTAAGGATACCATCATATTTGTGCAATATAGCAGATATTTGTAATTCAAATTCTAATTCATAGTCGCCAGCCACAATATAATCAGGCAATTTATCGCCATCTTCCAAAGACTCCTCCACATGAAATTTAAAAACTTCCGCGAAACTCTTTTTTAATTCTTCTAAATCCTTGTTAGTATCTATCACAACGCCGTTTATACTATCACAAACAGCAGAATAATTATTTTCTGACCAACCTACTAATACTTTTACTTTTTCCATTTTTATTGTTGATTTTTTGCGGGGCTTATTTCCACCCCGCTTGTTTAAAAATACTGTTTAATAACTCTTGGCTTAATGTGTCACTTGACTTTCCGTTTACTGTTACTTTTCCTTTCTTTTCAGGATGTTTAAATTGTCTGTGACTGCCTTTCTGTGCTTTAAGATACCATCCATCCTTTTCAAGCATCTTAATAATTTCGCTTACTTTTAATGATTTCATTTGTTTGTTATTGTTTGACTTGTCAAAGATAGTAAAAATTCTATCATTACACAAATATTTCTACAACTTTTTTCAAAAAAATTTCCCCTAAAACTTCCCCGTAAAGTTCCCCTAACTTAAAACATTATCCCAAGATATTCCTTTATTCCCCAAATGCAGTATTCCGTTGCGTTCATATAGTGGTCGTTCTTTTTAATGGGTTTTTCAGTAGGTTGTCCGTTGATAAATTCGTATTCGTAATTCTGATATTCATTATCAAAATCGCCATCATCTACATAGTATATTCGTGCTTGATTGATAAAGTCAAACCTTGCCTTGTAACTTGGTTTTGAGGTCGGCACAGCGTTGATTGCGTATAGTGTTCGTAAATCATTGGTTAGACTTATTTCGCTCCCTGGTTCCCTATCGGCACTATCAGCCCAAACAAAGGTTACATTACCAATCGGAACACCTGCATATTTAAGGTGTTCTCCAAGTGGTCCCTCCATTTGGTTCATCGGTTTGTAAAGTAGTGGGCGAATGTAGAATGATTTGTCGCCATCATACATCACTTCCACGCGGGCGGTAGGATTGGCAAAACCATAG